TGTATTCTATCAAATAACCCAGAGCATCATTAAAATGATCGTACCCACTATCCTTATCTGGTATATGAGTTCCTTCTTTGTATATTTGTCTTTCTATACTCTTTATCACATTTTTACAAGTATTTAAAACAAATAAACTACTTTTACCAGCAACATTTTTTAATTTAGAATTTACTGCATTGATTCTATCTCTAACTAAAGGAGCTGTGTTTTTACACTTGACCTCAAATCCAAAGTTTTTAAGTATTGCTAAATCTGTTAGTCCACCAGCAGATGTTTTTCTTTGTCTTGCACTAGGATCAGGATAGATAATAATATTTTTATGTTTATATCTGTTTCTGATCTCTTCACACATCTCATTCG